AATCACAATCAACGCAAATATACAGATAAACGCACTCGTTGGGGTGATGATATATTTGATAACAAGATAGCTAGTATTCCTATGACTGTCTTTGACGAATTAAACAAAAAAGGTATTATGCGTGGCTTCCATGTCATAGACCAAAAAGGCTTTAGAAAATTTCTTAATGACCCAGATAACAGAGTGTTTCGTACACGAGAAGGCACAGTATAATGGCATTTACAACATACACAGAACTAAAAGCATCTGTAGCTGATTACTTGGCTCGTACAGACTTAACAGCACAAATCCCAGACTTTATTACTCTAGCAGAAAAAAGACTGAAAAGAGATTTGCGTATTAGACAAATGCTTAAAGTTGTAACAGCAACTATGACAGCAGCAGACGCTACTGTAGCCTTGCCTAGTGACTTTCTAGCAATGAGAGATTTGCATGTAGCTACTAACCCTGCAACACCTATAGAGTATTTAAGTCCTAGTAATTTCTACGCTAACGCTAGAACAACAGAATCAGGTAAACCTTCTAAATACTCAATACTAGCAGCAGAGTTTGTTTTTGCACCTGTACCTGATAGTGCTTATACACTTTCTATGCTTTATTACGCAGCACCTACAGAACTCAGTACATCTGTATCATCTAATGTATTTTTGGCTACTTGCCCAGACCTACTTCTTTATGGTGCATTAGGTGAAGCAGAACCTTACTTACTAAATGACGCAAGATTACAAACTTGGGCTTCTCTTTATGATAGAGGCGTAATAGCTTTATCAACTTCAGACGATTCTAGTGAGTATGGAAGCAGTCCTTTAACAATAACAATCGCATAGGAAAACATCATGGCAGAAATGAGTAATTATTTAGAGAACGCTTTAATTAACGTAACTCTACGAGCAACATCTTACACAGCACCTACAACAGTTTATGTAGCATTATATACAACAGACCCAACAGACGCAGATGTAGGCACAGAAGTTAGTACATCTGGTACTGGTTATGCTAGAACAGCAGTTACCTTTGGAGCACCGTCTAATGGTGTTTCTACTAACTCTGCTACAGTTACATTTCCAACTGCTACAGCAGCTTTTGGAACAGTAACGCATATCGGTTTAAGAGATGCTTCTACAGCAGGTAATTTACTTTACCATACACCTTTAGATACATCTAAAACAATTGATGCTGGTGATATATTTAGTATTACCACAGGCAATTTATCTGTGACTTTAGCTTAAGGATAATTCATGGCTCTAGTAGTCAAGGATCGTGTTCAAGAAACAAGTACAACTACAGGCACAGGCACTATTACGCTTCTTGGTGCAGTATCTGGCTTCCAATCATTCTCTGTTATTGGTAATGGTAATACTACTTACTACGCTATCGTATTAGGTACAGAGTTTGAGGTAGGTCTAGGTACATATACATCTTCAGGCACTACTTTATCTCGCACTACTGTATTAGAGTCTAGCAATAGCGGATCTCTAGTCAACTTTAGTGCAGGCACAAAGAATGTATTTGTAACTTATCCTGCTGAAAAAGCTGTTTATCAAGATGCTAATGGTGATGCTTATGCTCCACAGTTTGCAGCATCTAACGGACTTAATGTTAATAACGGAACTATAGGTACATCTTACACATTCCCTACAGGATATAACTCTGTAGAAGCTGGGGATATTACAATTTCAGGAAGTGTTACAGTTACAGTTCCTTCTACATCAAGATGGGTGATAGTATGAGTACAATTATAAATGCAACTACCACTAATGGTGTAGTGATACAACCTGATAATAGTGGCTCATTAGTATTACAAACTAATAGCGGTACTACAGCTCTTACTATAGATACATCACAAAGAGCAGCCTTTGTAGCTGGAACAGCAGCATTACCAGCTATCACCACAACAGGTGATACAAACACAGGTATATGGTTTCCTGCAGCAGATACTATAGCTTTTGCTGAAGGTGGTGCAGAGTCTATGCGTATAGACTCTAGTGGTAATGTAATAGTCAATGATACAGCTCAATCAGGTTCTGCAAAACTTACAGTTAAACAAACAGCTGATACTACAATAGGTGGAATTGCTATTGTTGCTACTGACGGCAATGGTGCTAATCTTTCTCGATTAACTGATGGCGGTTTAACATTTCGTAATGGTGGTTCAGAACGTATGCGTATAGACTCTAGTGGTAATGTGTTGGTAGGTAAATCTTCTGCTAGTGGAGCAGTTGCTGGGGTTCAATTAGAACCATCAGGGTTGACAACTCTTGTTAGAAGTGGCGGTGTTGTTCTACAAATTAACAGATTAACAAACGATGGGAATCTTATTGATTTTTATCAAGATACTGCTTTAGAAGGTAGTATTTCTGTATCTGGCTCAACAGTTTCTTACAATGGTGGTCACTTATCTCGTTGGTCACAATGGCAAAATGAAACAGGTAAGCCTAATGTATATCGTGGTTCAGTATTAGAGTCAGTTGATGCTATGTGTGAATGGGAAAAAAATGGTCAACCATTACCTAACGAACAAGCTACAAAGACTATTGTATCTACAACACTTGCATCTAAAGCAGTAGCTGGTGTATTTGATAGATATGATGAAGATGATGAAAATAATCCATACGACTTCTATGTAGCACAGTCTGGTGACTTTGTTATTCGTATAGCACAAGGTGTTACAGTTCAAAATGGTGACTTACTAGAGTCAGCAGGTGATGGCACAGCCAAACCACAAACAGATGACATTTGTCGTTCATCAACTATCGCAAAAGTAACATCTAACCATGTAAGTGCTACATACGAAGATGGTTCATACTGCGTTCCTTGTATTTTAATGATAGGATAACTAATGGCTAACCTTATACTTAACGGTTCTACATCTGGTAGCGTTACATTATCCTCTCCAGCAGTATCAGGCACAACTACGCTAACATTGCCTACTACAAGTGGGACTGTGTTGACAACAACATCACCTAAAACAGGAAATGTAATACAAGTTGTAAATGCAGTTATTTCATCACAATCAAGCACAACAGGTACTAGCTATGTTGAATCAACTGTAACAGCATCTATCACCCCAACATCATCATCAAGTAAAATTTTAATATTAATATCTGGATACCAAAGAATAAATGCGGCTGGTGCTTCAATATCATCAACAATATATAGAAATGCTTCTTCTTTAGAATCTACTACATTAGGAATGTCCTATATGTATGGAAATAATACTACATTAGAATTTCAAGGCGTGCTTACATGGTTAGATTCTCCAGCAACAACTTCTTCTACTGCATATAAATTATATTTTAAACGCGGGGATGCTGCAGGAACTGCATTTGTTGGACAGAGCCTCTCTTCTACTTCAATTACTTTAATGGAGATTGCGGGATAATGGATAAACATTCAGCCATATATAAACTTTATCCTAATGTAATCACTATTCGTGGTGATGTTGCTTACGATAAAGACGAACATGAAGTTGCATACGATAACGTTGCAGTAGAAGTTTTAATGGCTTCTGAAGAATACAAAACTAAACGTGCATCAGAATACCCAGCTATCACAGACCAACTAGACTACATCTACCACAACGGTATAGACGCATGGAAAACAGACATGATTGACCCTGTAAAAGCAAAGTATCCTAAAGGAGCAGTATAATGCCTGTTAGCATCTCTGGAACAAATGGCATAACTAATGCTACATGGACTACTGGTACAAGACCGTCTGCTCCTAGTGCAGGACAGCAAGGATATAATTCTACTATTAATGCTTTTGAATATTATAATGGCACATCTTGGCAAATTGTTGTTTCAAATTATATCTATTCTGCATCTTATCTAATTGTAGCTGGTGGCGGTGGTAATGGTATAGGATTTGGTGCAGGAGCAGGAGCTGGTGGATTATTGTCTGGAACCTCAACATTAACAGCAGGAACAACTTATACATTTGTTGTAGGTGCTGGTGGTGGCACTAATGGACCAAATACAAACGGAACAAATGGAAATAACTCTACAGGATTAGGCTTAACAGCTATTGGTGGAGGTCGTGGTGCTTGCTCTACTGCTGGGTCTCCTGGAGTAGGTGGGTCAGGAGGAGCAGGTTCTTTACCTAGTGTGGCTGGTGCAGCTGGAACTGCAGGTCAAGGTAATGCTGGAGGAGCAGGTAATGCTTCAACTGCAGCAGGTGGCGGTGGTGGTGCTGGGTCAGCTGGAGCAGCTCCTGTAGGAAATGTTGGAGGTGTAGGTGGAGCTGGAGCTATTTCTACATTAATTACAACAGCTCAAGCAACATCAAATAGCGTAGGACAAGTAGTAAGCACATCTGTATATTTTGCTGGTGGCGGTAATGGAAATGGTACTGGTGGTGGTGGAACACCATCTAATGGAGGAACAGCACAAGGTTCTCAAGGAGCTGTTAATTCAGGTTCTGGTAGTGGTGGCGATACTAATCCCGGAGGAGGAGGGTCAGGAGTGGTTCTGTTATCCGTACCAACAGTAAGTTACTCTGGCACAACTACAGGAAGCCCAGCAGTAGTTACTAATGGCTCAGACACAGTTATAATATTTAAATCTTCAGGAAGCTACACAGCATAAGGAAAAAATATGTCACATTTTGCAAAAGTTTTAGAAGGTAAAGTAGTACAAGTTATAGTAGCAGAAAAAGAATTCTTTGATACATTTGTAGACTCAAGTGCAGGCACTTGGTTACAAACTTCATACAACACACATGGTAATCAACATCCAGAAGGTAGACCTTTAAGAGGTAACTATGCTGGTATTGGTTACAATTATGATGCTACTAATGACGTATTCTACGCACCACAACCATTTCCATCATGGATACTAAACAATACAACATGGTTATGGGAAGCACCTGTAGCTATGCCTACAGACGGTAAACAATATAAATGGAATGAGTCCATTACTAACTGGGAAGAAGTAACACTTTAAGGAGCAATAAATGTTTGGAATAGCTAGTTTTTCCCAAGCTCCCTTTAGTTCGTTAGCAGGAAGATTTGTAGAAGCATCTGCAGCAATAACAGCAGACGCAACGGTAAGTGTTTCAGGTACACGCTTTAGAACATCTAATGCTAGTATAAACGCTACTGCAACAGTTACAGTTACTCTAAGTGGTTCATTAGTATTTGGCACAGCAGTTATAAATGGATTTGCAGACGTATCTGCATTAGGCACTAGAACACAATTTGGTAGTGGTGCAATATTTGCAGAAGCTATCGTATCTGCTACTGGTGGTTCTCTCGCACTAGCTTCAGCAAGCATTACAGCAACAGGTACAGTTGTAGCAAATGGCAATACACTTTCTAGTGGTAATGCTTCTATCACAGCCAATGCTGTTGTTCAAGCCAATGCCTTTAGAACACAATTTAGTAGTGGTGCTATTACAGGAACGGCTACAGTATCAGCACTTGGTGGTATGGTATTTGATGGTATTGCAGATGTTACAGGATTTGCTACAGTTACAGCTAGTCCTAACGCTATATTTGCAGGATTTGCTTATGTAGAAGGTATAGGAAGTGTAACAGCTAAAGGCAGTAGGTTAGGTGAAGAATGGATACCTGTACCAGTAGGCACAGAAGCATGGGCACCAGTTACAGCAGGCACAGAAACATGGACAGCAGTAGCACCTTCTACAGATACATGGACACCAGTTACAGCAGGAACAGAAACTTGGACTGATACAATTCCAAGTACAGACATTTGGTTAAGACAAGGGTAAAAAATGGCAAAGACAAAAATTAGTGAATATTCATCAACCCCAGCAAGTAATACCGACATTAGTAATATTAACATTGCTGAAGGATGCTCACCTGCAAACGTAAATAATGCTATTCGTTCTTTAATGGCTCAACTAAAAGATCAACAAGATGGCACAGGCGGTGATAACTTTACAGTAGGTGGAAACTTATCTGTTACAGGAACATCTACGCTTACTGGTAATGTTACTGCCCCAACACAATCATCTTCTGATAATTCTACTAAAGTAGCTACAACAGCTTTTGTAACGACTAAAGTAGGTACACTAGGTACAATTTCAACTCAAAATGCTAATGCTGTTGCAATAACAGGCGGAACTATTAATGGCACTACATTAGGTGCAACAACACCAGCAGCAGGTACATTTAGCACATTAACTTCAGCAAGTGCAGCGATTACTGGTGGTACTATTACTGGTACAACAATAAACTCTGTTACTGTGGGCTCTAACGCATCTGGAGCTAAAACTCTTTCAACAGCAGCTCCAACAGGTGGTTCTAATGGAGATGTTTGGTATAGGTATTAATTATGGGATTCTATTTAGGCACTTCTGTAAATGTTAGTGGCACTTGGCAAACTCCTTTTGCTATAAATGTAAATGATAGCGGCACATGGAGAAAACTAAAACAAATTTATGTAAATGACGCAGGCACTTGGCGTTCTGTTTATGAATTTTGGGATATTGACCCTGATACTACTTATTCAGCAAATGTTACATTTACTTCACGAAGTAATGCAGGAGCAAATTCTACTGGGTTTTTTAGATGGGTAAATACAACAGACGCTACTTTTACATCAAAAGGCTGGTGGACTAGAACTCAAGTAACTCAAAATGATGGCGGCTTTTTTTCAGATACTGGATGGCAAGCTGGAGCTACTTCTACAAATGCTAACCAAGCTGTAGGAAGAATGTTGCTTCCAACTAAAACAAGTTTAGGTGGTAATTCATCACTTATTTCAGTTCCTACTCTACAAGCTAATGGCTCTCATTTTAGTAATAATTGGTATGCAAGATGGAACTATTCAGGCGAAGTAACAACATTTAATAACTCACTAAATTCTGTTCCAGCAAATTGGATTTCATAATGCCTACACAACGTATACAATTCAAAGATTGGTTACCTGACCAACCTAGTATCTTAGATACAGTATCAGAGGCTAATAACGTCATTCCTCTAGCTGTAGGTTATGGTGCGTTCAAGTCAGCAGTAAATTACTCTGCGGATGCAAGTGAAAATTTAACTAACGTCTTTGCTGCTAAGGTAGATAATGATGTTACTTTATTTGCAGGAGGTCTTACTAAACTATTTAAACTAGATTCATCTACTTTAGCATTAGATAATGTAAGTAAAAGTGCAGCAAGAACGATAAGCAACGTAGCTTTAACATCTAACGTAGCTACTATTACAACTGCTTCTGCTCATAAATATAGCACAGGTGATAGTGTAACAGTAGACGCAAGTAACAATGTATTTGATGGTACTTATGTCATTACAGCAACACCTACAGCTACAACATTTACCTACGCTAAAGTCAATGCTAATATTACAAGTGCAGCAGCCACAGGAACAGTTATAGCTCCTAATTATACAGGCATTTTTAGATGGCAATTTATACAGTTTGGTAATTTTGCTATTGCTACAAATGGATCTGAAAAAGTACAATATTATGATGTAAACGCATCTAGTTACTTTGGTGATTTAGCTGCAACAGCTCCTATTGCTAAGTTTGTAACAGTTGTTCGTGATTTTGTAGTGTGTGCAAATATTGGTGGTGGCACAAATCCATCAAAAGTGCAATGGTCAGATATTAACGACCCAACTGATTGGACAGCAGGCGGTGCATCACAAAGTGACTTCCAAGAAATTCCAGATGGCGGAGATATAAATGCAATAACAGGTGGCGAGTATGGTCTAGTATTTTTAGAAAAAGCTATTGTTAGAATGTCATATATTGGCTCACCTTTATTCTTTCAGTTTGACACAATTAGTCGTAACATAGGATGTTTAGAGGGTGGCTCTGTAGCTCAGTATAGTGGTGTTACTTACTTCTTAGCAGATGACGGATTCTATTCATGTAACGGACAACAAGTTACCCCTATTGGTGCAGAAAAAGTAGACAGATTCTTCTTTAATAACGCTAATATTGCAGACATAGATACTATCTCATCAAGTATAGACCCTGAACGTAACTTAGTTATTTGGAATTATACTAACGTATCTGGTAATAGAGAATTACTTATATATAACTTCCAAACACAAAAATGGTGTAGTGCTGATACAGACGTAGACTATCTAGGTACTCTTGCTACGACTGGCACATCTTTAGAAGGTATAGATACAGCATACAACGTAACAGCAGGCTCATTTGTAGCCACAAAACAATACACAATTAGAAGTGTAGGAACAACAGACTTTACCCTTATAGGTGCAGTCGCTAATACAGTAGGTGTATTATTTACAGCTACAGGTGTAGGCTCAGGCACAGGTGTAGCTATAGATATGGCAGCCTCAGCCGCAGCAGCTAAGACAATAGATACACTTGTAACTACAATGGATGACAGACTCTACAAAGGTGGTAAGTTTATCTTTGGTGGTGTGCGTGATGCTAAGATTATTACCTTTACAGGCACTAATGCTACAGCCAGTATCACTACAAACGATTTAGAATACGGATATAACTCTGTGCTTACCCTTATTAGACCTTCTGTAGATAATGGCTCTGCAGACGTTTCTGTGGCTTCTAGACGTATGTTAGATGATACTATTACATTTGGTTCTAGTGTATCTGCAAGCTCAGAAGGTAGATGTCCTGTAAGAAGTGCTAGTCGTTATCATAGAGTAAACTTTGTGCCTACAGGTGCTAACTGGTTCTCTGCTATTGGAATGGATATAGATTACTCTGAACAAGGAACTAGATAATGGCTCGTAGTGATATGTACCGCAAGCTACCTTTTCAAGGTGGTGATGCCAGAAGCGTAGCTGAAATAGTAAACAACCTTGTAGAAGGTAAGTCTAACAACACAGGCTCATTTTCTACTACTGTAAGCACTACAAATGCTACGCTAAGTGATGAACGTATAGGATTTAACTCAGTTATCTTATTTATGCCACTAGACCATAACTCATCTATGGAATTAAAAGACGTTTATTTTGACAACTTTGCACAAGGTTCTTGCACAGTTCATTATGGAAACCATGCAGTTGCAAGGAACTATCGTTATATAATAGTAGGATGATTTTACACTATATACCTAAAGATAAGTTAAGAGAACATTGGGGCTATGTTAAACATGGTCTTGAGTTAGTTCGTGTTAAAGGTCACATGGAATGGATTATAGAAGATATTTACTGTGACTGTTATGAACAACGTTCTATGTTATTTCTAGGTTTAGTAGATAATAAAGCAGTAGGCTTTGTAGTACTTCAACCTATAGGAAATACACTTCATGTATGGGCTACATGGTCTACACTTAATGATGAAACATTATTCTATCAAGCATTTCAAGAAATACAAGCAATAGCAAAACAAGGCGGTAAGTCTAGGGTTACCTTTTCATCTCAGCGTAAAGGTTGGGAACGTAAGGCTAGAGCATTAGGTTTTAAACCTCAAACATGGGAATTTATACTTTAAGGAAAGCAATATGATTAATTTACACAATTGGCTAAATAATTTAGTTGAATCATTTACATTTTATGGTGGCGGTGGTTCTGGCGGTGGTCAAACCTCTGAAAGTAAAACTCAACTAGACCCTACAATTGCACCATTTGTTAAATATGGTTTAGAAGAAGCTAAAAACTTATACCAAACTACTACGCCTGAATACTTTGCTGGTAAAACATATGTTGACCCATCTGCTCAAACAGAATCTGCATTAGCACAAGCTGAAGCACAGGCTAGAGCTGGTAGTCCACTTAGAGATGCAGCACTCAATCAACAATTAGGTGCTGTGCGAGGTGAATATTTAGGTGTTAATCCATATTTTGAAGCAGCAATGAGACCTGCTGTTTCTACAGCTACACAAGCTTATAATGACGCTATTAAACAAGCACAAGGCTCAGCCTCTATGGCGGGTCGTTATGGTTCAGGTGTTTCTGCTGACTTACAAAACAGAGCAGCTAATACTTTAGCTACAACTTTGACTGGCAAGGCAGGTGAACTTGCTTATCAAAACTATGCTACAGAACGTGGCAGACAAGAAGCTGCTGCAATGCAAGCACCTCAATTAGCACAATCTAGATACCAAGACGTTAATCAACTTATGAATGTTGGTAAAGTTAGAGAAGATTATTCACAACAAGCTCTAGAAGACCAAATTGCTAGATTTGAATTTGAACAAAACAAACCATACAATAAGTTACAAGCTTATTTGGGTGCTGCATATGGTGCTCCAACTGGTCAAGTGACTACTACACAAACATCTGGTGGTGGTAAGATAGTATGTACCGCCATGAATGAAGCTTATGGCTTTGGTTCATTCCGTCAAGCTATATGGTTACAACATTCAGCTTCTATGCCTAATGCTAAACAAATTGAGAAGGGTTATCACAGACTATTCTTACCAGTTGTTGCATTTGCGTTTAGTGCAAAACAAACATGGACTCGCAACATTGTACGCAAAATTGCAGAGCATATTGCTAGACATAGAACAGCGGATTTATGGAAAGAAATGCGTGGTAAACGTAGAGATACTTTAGGTCGTATCTATAGAGCTATTATAGAACCATTATGTTATTTAGCGGGAAAGGTATAATATGAGTGACCCAATTACAGCTATGACAATAGGTGCAGCTATTAGTGGCGGCACATCTTTAGCTAAAGGTAAAAGTTTAGGCTCTTCTTTACAAAATGCCGCTATAGGTGCTGCACTAGGTGGCGGTGGTAGCTACTTAGGTGGTCTTTTTGGTGGTGCTGGTGCAGCAGGTGGTACAACAAGTGGTGCAACAGGTGGCACAGGGTTATTATCAGGATTTAAAGGTGTAGCTGCTACTCCAGCAAGTATGGGCACAGGTGGGTTTGCCTCTAATTTTGGTAGTCAAGTTATTCCAAATGTAGCAACTAATTTAGGAACAAATGTAGCAACAACTGCTTCTTCTGTTGCAGACGATATTGTGGCACAAGGTGCACCAAATATAGGTAATGTTAATATAAGTAATCTAGATGATATTAACCCAGCATTAATAACAGACCCATCAAAATTATCATCAGTAACACCACCACCTTCACAAACATTTACAGACGGAGTTCTTGACCCAATTAGACCTATGTTTGAAAATCCAATTCAAGTAACTGAAAAAGCTGCAAAAGCAGGTGGATATGAAAAACCATTATATGAAAGAGCATATGACAGTGTTTTTAATTATGCTCAAAAAAATCCATTAGAAGTTGCTGGAGCAGGTTTATTTGCTACTGGTAAATTTGGAAGAAAAATGCCTGCACCAGAACCACGAACTGGTACTGTCAATAAAGGTACACCTCCACAAATAGGACAAATGTTACAAGTTAAAAGACCAACAAGATTTTCTTAAGGATAAAAAATGGCAAACGGATTATTAGATTATATTGAAAACTTTGATATTAACAAAGGATTAGGCGTTCAATATGGATTACCTAAAGGGATGCTATCTCCTGAAATTGAAAGTCAAATGAATGTTGGCGGTACGCTTGGTGGTATAGGCAATGTTATAGAAGGAATACAATCAGGTGCTGGCGTTCCTGAAAACATATTTAGATTTCTTTCTGGTCAAAAAACAGGTCGACAAGGTGTTGCTAATACAGCTACCCAAAATTATCTTAATCAATTGAATATTGCTAAATTGCAAGGTGATATTGCACAAGACCCATACAAGCTTGCTAAAATTAAATTTGAAGTAGATAAAGCACCTTTTGAACTTGGTGAAATACAAAATAAATTTTATCAAAGTTCCTTTAAAACACAAGGTATTAAAAAAGAATTTAAAAAATTAGAAGACGAAGGAAAGTTTGAAGAATTAAATACATTGGCTGCTAATCCAGACGAATATTTTAAAGTAAAACAATCTAAAGACATTAACAAGTTAGATTATACTCAACCAGAATTAAGTGCTGCAAAAATATTAAATCTTAATGTTAGAGATAGAAAAAGTTGGAATGAAACAGATGAATTAAATTATAATGCAATTATTTCTGCTCCAAGCGTTGCAGAAGCAGCAAGACTTAATGCAGAATCTGCTGCACGAAATAGAGAAGATAGAAATATTCCTTATGTTTATACTCCGTCTAGAAATGATGTTATTGCACAAATAAGAAAAACACCTAAATCAACAAATGTTCCACAAGCAAATCAACAAACAAATGTTGCTGAACCTAGTTATGCTCCAACAAACTTATCTAATGCACCAATTGGGCAATTTGCTCCTACAGAAAAATTTAAAGAAGGTGGTGTAAAAGGCTCAGACGGCAAAGTATATTCTACAGAAGCATTTAATAAATTAGGTATAGAAAAACAAAATTTATTATTAAGAGATGTAAACCGTAAAGAATATGCTGCAGAAGATAAAGTGTTATTTGACAATATCAGAACAGATAAAGGAAGTGCACAATATGCTAATTATAATGCTGGAAGAACAGCACAATACATAGAAAAAATATTAGATAATCCTGAAAAATTTACAAAATTATTTAATACCTTTAGTGGCAGATTACCTATTACATTAAACAAAGCAACAGGTAACTTTATTGCAACAGAATCAGCCGCACAGGATATTGCTAATTTATTAAACACAATTAAAGGTCAACAGTTTACAAATGAAATTCAGCTCATGAGAGCAAATAACAAAACTGGTGGTGCTGTAGGTAACGTGTCTGATAGAGAAGTAAGTATGTTCCAAAACATGGCTGCTAATTTAGATTATAGCGGTACTCCTGAACAACTATGGAGTGAATTAAATTCACTTTATAATCAAGGTCAGAGAATGAATAATATGTATGTAGATAACTTTCGTGATTACTATGGAGAAGAAGAGTTTAATAGATACAAAATGGATAAATTAAAATTAACTCCAAAAGTATATAATCCATTATTACAAGAATCTTTAACTGCACAAAAAGAAGGCAAATTTAAAAGTAAAGTAGATAGTGTAAAGCCTAATACAGGTTACCAACCATCACCAGATGCTCAAAGAGTTTTAGAAAAATATAAGGTTCAAATTCCACAATGATTAATATACAACAATTAGAGTCAGCATTAATTGCTGCAGATAACGCAGGGGATACAGAATCTGCTCAAGTTATTGCTAATGAAATAAAAAACTTTATTTCTATGCAACAACCACAAAAATCTAAGTATGCTGATATGTCTGCTATGGATGTTGCTGGAGAGGCATTAGGAAATATTGGACCAGATGTAAAACAACTTGCTAAACAAACTGTTCAAGCTGTTACTAGCCCACTACAAACAACAACAGGAATGATAGATTTAGCTTCTGCTGGAATGTCTAAAGTATTAGATGTAACTGGACTAGGAAAATATGCTGACCCACAACAAATGGAAAAGTATAGACAAGCTCGTGGCATAATTGGACAAGAGCTTCAAGACGTGTTTACAAAAGAAGGATTAAAACAACGTATAGCTGAAAAACCAATTACTTCATTACTTGATGTAAGTATGGTAGGTCAAGGTGTAACTGCACCATTAAAGGCAACTCAACTTGGTAGTTTATTAAATAAAAGCTTTAAAGCTATTGACCCAACACAAATTGTTACTAAACCTGCTGGTATTGCATATGAAAAAATATCAGATGTTGCTCAAACAAAAGCATCACAATACGCACCAGAATTAGAAAAAATTCAATCATATGTTAAATCTGGGTTTGTTATTCCTCCTAGTGAAGTTAAAGGGACTGGAGTAATTAAAAAAGGATTAGAATACTTGTTAGGTGAAAAAACACCTGCTAAAGCATCAGTAAAAAATCAACAAGTTGTTAATTCTAAAATTAGAACATTCTTAGATGTGCCAGAAAACACCCCTCTTAATAACGCTATGCAAGTTATTAAAGATAGAACTCAGCCAATATATGATGAAGTAGCAAAGATTAAACCTATTCTTGTATCTAAATCACAAACAATTCCACAAACTAGAACTGGCTCAATGGGTGAAGTTATTAACATACCATCTAAGAAGGTTGCAGCACAAAAAACTAGAAGCGGACAACAAATATTAACTGATATAGAAAAGCAAAGAGCATCAACTTCTGAGTTATATAGAAAAGCTAATAACAAAGCAAACCTTGAAAACAAATCTCCTGATTATGAACAGGCTGAAAAGTCTTTAGTTAAACAACAAAAATTAGAATCTGAATTAGAAAGATTAACTGATTTGTCTGGCAATAAAGATTTAGCTGCTAAACTAAAAGAAGCAAGAACAGATAGAGCTAAAGGTCATTCAATAGAAAATGCTATTGATAAGGGTGACTTAAATGCTAATCTATTTGCTAAACAAAACAAAAAAAGATATGTTACAGGAGAAGGTAAAGAAATTATAGATTTTGCTACTGACTATCCTAATCTTGTTAAAAAACAACCAAAGCCATCTATTTTGTCACAAGTGCAAAGTTTAGTTCAACCTTTAGTAATTGGTGGTGGTGCAGGTCTTTTAGGAGGTCCAGCAGCAGCAGCAGCATTTCTTGGAGCAAGACAAATAACACCGCCTTTATTATTAAGCAAACCATTACAAGCAGGTTTAGGCACATCTAATTTTATGCCTACAGGTTCTAGATTCTTAAAAGCATTAACAAATCAACCAGCTGTTACAGGAGCTACATATATTCCTAGCTTGTTACAGTCTTCTGATATTGGACTTGCTAATTATTAATATAGCAAATAACTTATACAACATACAGAAAGTTTATCAATGAGTAATGAAATAGACCCATTTGAGTACGGAAAACTGACCGCACAAGTTCAATCTCTACAAGACAAAGTAGATAGCATGGAAACAGATATAAAGTCTCTCCTAGAGCTTGCAAACAAGTCTAAAGGTGGCTTCTGGGCAGGCATGGCAATTGCCTCTGCTATTGGTGGCTTTATTACTTTTGTAACTAATCATTGGCTAGGAAAGTAACATGAAACAATTACTCATGGCAATAACTTTATTATTGCTGTGGGTGTTTCTTTATGATTACGCAGAAAGTAAAGAACTTGTAAAAGAAATGAGCATGGCTACAGAAGCAGGTGAAATAGTATTAACTTCTGAGGAATGTGCATTTAAAAAACAAGGCTTACAGGGTTATGACTACGCTGCTTATGCAACTGACAAAGGTCATGCAAACCATGAAGGTTGTTGGAAGTCTGATAACTATGAAGGTAAACAAGCAGTCTATATTTACTTTCCAGAGATAAACCAAACAGCAGTATTTGACGCTAAACTATTTAAGCCTAAAGCCACGATATGACATTCATTACAGAGAACAACATAGCCAATCTTTATTCGGCTTTAATAGAGTTCCCTGTATTTGACGAGTATAAACTACCACCTGCATCTAAAGTAGATTTTGTAATAGTGCATGACGATACTATATGTGGACAATACGAACCACCAGAGCAAGGTGAGCCTCATGTTATAACTATATCTACTGCACGTCATTCTCATCTATACCCTGTCTTAATGACTTTATGCCATGAGATTATACATATGTGCGTATATTTAGACTCACCTAAAACAGACAAATATACAAGCCATAAAGGTTTATTCTTAAAATTACAAAAGCGTGTAGCCAAGATGTATGGCTTTGACCCTAAGGAGTTATAATGTTCGGTTCAATCGTATCTTTAATACTACCAGCTTTAGTCCCAGCGTTTGCTGACGGTGCTAGAGGTCTTATTGCAAAGTTTACAGGTGGTGCAGGTGGACAGCCACAAAACATTACTGAACGTATAGAGCTTATGAAAGCAGAAGCTGAAAAGCTACAGGCTTTAGCTCAATTAGACAGCGTTAATGGTGAGCCTTCTAGATGGATAGTAGACCTTCGTGCATCTTTTAGATACATCATTATTAGTGCTATCATGGTGTTTACTGCTATTGTAGTATTCAACCCTGACATTGTAGGTGCATCTGTAGTTGCAGTATTCCTTGACATGACTGGAGCTTGTATGTCTTTTGTGATTGGCGAAAGAATGTACTTGACACTTAAAAAATGATTGTATTAAATTTAATGAATTTTATTGGGTTGTCCTTTCTTAAATTAATTGTTGTTGCTTTATTGTTTATAGCTATGGGATTTTCTTTAGCGTTTATGATAGCAATGGAAAAACTTACAAACGTATTGGAATATATCAATTCATATGTTGATTGAAGTAAAAAGGTTTGAATTTAAAGACACGCATACAGTAGGTAAAATGTATGTAAACGGTGTATATGAGTGTTACACACTAGAAGACGTGGTTAGAAATGGCACTAAAGTGTTAGGCAAGACTGCTATTCCTATCGGTGAATATAAACTTATTGTAGACGCTTCTGCACGCTTTAAACAAGACATGCCACACATACTAGACGTTCCTAACTTTACAGGTGTTCGTATTCACTCTGGCAACACTTCAGCAGATACAGATGGATGTATACTACTTGGCTCAACATGGGCAGGTAAAGACTTCATAGGTAATTCTAAAATAGCATACAACAAGTTCTTTGAGAAATTAAAGAAAGCTAAAACAGCTACAATTAAAATATGTTAGAGTATTTACTGTGCAGTTTTCTTTGTGCTATTGACCATCTAAAATATGTATTACTCTTGCTTTGTGTATTTGTAGTATATAATAGTTTATCTAAACACTAGAGACTACTATGAAAATATTACTTATTGATATAGAAGTAGCACCAAATACTGCTCATGTCTGGGGTATCTTTGACCAGAACATCTCTATCAACCAATTACTAGAGTCATCTTACACTCTCTGCTATGCAGCCAAGTGGTACGGTGAATCTAAAATTATGTTTGACTCTATTCAAAAATCTGGCAAACAAAAGATGCTAGACTCTGTGCATAAACTTCTTGACGAAGCTGATGCCATAGTCCACTACAACGGTTCTAGGTTTGACATACCCATACTACACAAAGAGTTTTTGCTCTCTGGTATGCCACCTCCAGCACCCTCCAAACAAATAGATTTATTACAGGTAGCAAGAAGGCAGTTTAGGTTTGTTTCTAACAAACTAGATTATGTTGCACAGGCTTTAGGATTAGGTGGTAAGACAGAACATGAAGGACATACTTTATGGGTCAAGTGTATGAATGATGACCGTAAGGCATGGAAAATTATGGAAGAGTACAATAAAAACGATGTTGTATTGTTAGAAAAGGTTTATGATAAGTTTAAAGGTTGGATTAAACACCATCCTAATCATAATGCGTATTCCGCACATTCCTGTTGTCCAAATTGCGGTTCTAACAAATTACAAAAACGTGGTACTGCTATTACTACAACTAGACATTATCAGAGGTTTCAATGCCAGCAATGTGGGACATGGAGTCGAGCAGCAAAAGCGGAACAGTTGTCCAAAGAATCAGTTATCAGCATATAAGGAAAATAATGAATATTCAGCAATTATGTGAGCACATGGTAGGCAAAATGGTAGTAGAAGCAGAAGCCTATTACGGGGAAGACGTGCTTATTATAGTTTTAGATGACGGTAGCCATATAGAAATTAGTGGTGATGGCTTATCTATCTATTCTGAAGTACCAGAACTAGACGATTAAATGCCTGTATAACGCTTGCTAAGGGGTCTAGGACGCATTATTTCTATAAGTTGATACCTACCCATCTACTCATCATCAAATCTCTCTAAAATAGCCTCAACTTCAGGTGGGTTTATAGCGTCTTCATCTTTAACTATTTCTAATAGTTTGTTTTTATACCATTCAGACTTTTGCAAATCTTCCTCAAAATTACCTTTAAAAGGGTATCGTAAGTCGTATTTCATCTTACAACCTTTTAGGTATCCAATAAACTCTTCCTTTGTCAAGCGACTAGCAATAACATCTATCGCTTCAATTCCGCCTTGTAAATAATGCTTTGGGTGGTTCACGTTATCCATCATCATCCTCCATATATTGTTTAATTTCTACTTGAATAATTGCTACAATTACCATTGCTATTAATATTACTGCTGGTGCTATCAAAAAATAAATCATCACCTACTCCTTATGTATCTTAAAGTCCTCTTCCGTTAGTATGGGTCTATCTTTCTTAGCATCAGCTAACATCATTTCTAATACTTCTATAATTTCTTGAGGACTGTTACCTACAATTACGTCTGCATCACTAAACGCCATAGGTTTATTAGTTTTGCTTTCATAAAAAACCTCATTCAATGCGTAATAACATTCAGGTTCATCTTTAGATATTCGCTTAATGATTCTATAGTTCCACGTCATACCAACCTGCCACTAAATTGATAAGTGCCTGTGTGACCTAGTTGTGCCCATGCTGCACCCCAAACCTTAATACCATTATCCCTAGCTAGTTTACAGAAATGATAATCCTCACTTAATAAATGATTTCGGTCATCAATGCTAGTGGTAAAGTATTCTGTAACCTTGTCACCTAAATCAGAGTTATCATTTACATCATTCATGTTATGTGTATAAGATGGACACTTGTCTTTAAGCTTTTCAAATACTTCACGTTTAATCAACATAAATCCAGTGCCACCATGTTTAATCTCAAATGGCTTATCTAATGGCACAAGTTGTTTCTCAACATCGCCAACCATATTTACTACATACTCGCCAGTAAAGTATTTAAGTTGATCCTGTGGCACTTTCTTTTCAATAGCAAAAGATACTGCACCCCAGTTAATTTCTTTTTTAGGATACAAGCCACATATAATCTCCACATCAGAGTCAATCATCTTTAATAAGTGTTGTGCCTCAAACTGTATGTCAGCATCAATAAACATTAAGTGTGTAGCGTCACCCTTTAAAAAGTCATTAACTAATGTATTACGACCACGAGTAATAAGGCTTTCATTATACAAAAATGAAAAGTATGCCTCTATGTCTTTAGCATTAAGCCATGCTTGCAGCTTTAGCATAGACTCTAGATAAGTTCCATAACACAGCCCGCCATACATAGGTGTTGCTATAAATAAATTAGGTTTCATAATACTCCTATTCTGGTATAAATGTTGATGACTTTCTCCATGCAAAATTTCCCTTAAATCTATTTTTATTAAAATTATTATTTTCTATAAACGCTTCTTTTGACATAGACAACGAACCGTCTTTAGAAAGTCTGTAATTTACTGTTGCTTCACCAGTACAACCACACTTTGCTTTTGACTGTAATAAACCTTTTAAAAAATTTCTATCTGAACATATAGGATAATACCATTTATAACTTGTTTGTCTAGCTAAATTTGTTTTTACAACATAACAAGAGTTATCTACTAGGTATTGTTTTGCTGTATTTGGAAAATAGCCTAAACTTTCACAATCATCATCGCATATGTATTCACCATCATTATTAACAATACGTCTTAATGAGTATGCCCAATCCAAATTATTTTCTTCTATAAATCCAACAGTTTTTTGTATATGATTTTTTTCGTAGAAATTATCATCATCTAAATAACATATAATATCTTCAGAAACTACAAACGGAGCTAAAGCATATACAGGAGCCATTCCATATCCATCATTACCATTATTATTTGGAAGATATATTGGCACAACATTATTATATTGATTTAAAATTACTTTAGATTTTTTTTCAAATTCTTTTCCATGAATAAAAACATAATGAATTGCTTTTCTTGTTTGGCTTTGAACACTTTTAATTGTATCGTGTAATGTTTCTCTTCCTATTGTTGAGGTAATAACTGCAATACTATTAGTCATAATTTACTCCATGTAATTTATGTATAATTTTACAGTCCATTGTTTGCTTCAATTAATTTTTTGCTATCATATTTTTTAACGTTAGTTATTTTAATAATATTCTTTGTATCTGGAATAAGTGGCGTAATAGTTACATTATGAAGTTTCAATTTAAGGTCTTTTAGCCACGATAGTTCTGTAGGCTCAGACGACATAAGACCAGACCATACAAGTTTCCCTGTGCTGTCAAACTCTTCTACAAGCCATGCTATAGGTTTCATTAATAAAATACCATCTTTCCTATGTGGACTACTTTCTTTTTATTCCAAATAAATCTCATATCTATACTATCATCATGAAAATATAAACTATTTGCAACGGGATTAGAATACTTCTTAAAAACCAATGTGTCAAGTACAAGTAGCTGAGTTTTTAAAAACATTTTTTTGTTAGGCTTAACTTGTTTGCCATTTAACATGTTCGTTACCCCTATAAACTGCCCACGAGCATACACAACTTCGCAAGCGTCTTTGCCAAACCGTTTAGACCTAACTCTATTAGCAATGACATGAATGACCCCTAGCTTCTCCTCTAATGACTGCGTATTGACCTCTGTATAGACTGCTGTAGCTATGCAATGAACGTCATGCTCTGTAAGGTGCATATCCATTATGGTTTGTAAATATT